AAAAAAAAATCGAAAAAAAAAAAAAAACACAACGTCGCTGAGCGACGGTTGGAACGTCACTCGTCGACGGTCAGCACGTCACCGAGCGGCAGTTGGAACGTCACTCGCTGAGGGTTAGATAGGAGCCGATTTTTTACGAACTTTCTCTCTTTCCCAGTTTCCCAATTATGACAAGAACGTTTTTGAATACTTGAAGCAGAAATTCTTATTATTATTAATATTAATAATAATAAAATAGTAATGATTAGTATTTTGGGAATGTGTTGCGGTTTGAAAAACCTAGATGTCATAAATGAGAAAGTGAGAAATTGGGAAACTTGACCTTGTTTTTCCGAAAATCCTCCTTATCTTTGCAGTCTAAAAACATTCATAGAATGAGAAATTCTGTCCTCCATAAGACCCCAAACTGCTCGTATTCAGCTAATTTGCTGAAATACAGTACTTTAACGGGGGGGGTAGAAATTTTCATCTAAGTTTTTGTAAATCAACGTCTACGCCATCGCTTAGGGCTCATGCTCTTCGCGGTGGCTTTTTTGTGTCTGCCCTTATGGCGGTGATGCTGGTCTTTGTCCTATGTAGCTGCACTAAGGAGGAGGCTGGGGTGCGAGAAGATAATAAGCCGAAGCCGCAGTCCCCGACTGGCATAATAGCACCCGCCTGGGCAGACACTTCTTATTTTGGGTTCACCATAGATACCACTTGGTTTGGAGACACCATCATACCCATCAATCCCTGAAGCCATGATGAATCCATTGAAGAAATATCGGCAACGTAAGGCGCAAGACCGCATAGCCCGCGAGATAGCGGCACGCTATGGGATGCTTAAGGAATATGAAGCCGCAAGGAAGGGAGGGTTGAGCCCCTTGGAGGCTTTGGAGGATTGGGACCTGTTGACAGTTGAGAATTTAAAGTTGATAGTTGACAGTTGCGAGAAGCCAGCCGCCGCTTCGCGTCATTGCGAGGAACGAAGCAAACTAGTGAAACCATCCGGAAAAACCGCACCGCAAAGTCATCATTGCGGGCTTAACCCACAATCCCTTGCATCAATTAAAGAACCTGAAACTGTTTGAATGTTATGAGTGATTTCTTTAATCTATTGATACGTGTTTTGGTTGAGAACATACTAGCAATAATAGCCATTGTTCTTTCATTAACCGCAATCATATTTGATTGGCGTAGAGGTAAAGAGAATCATAGAATTGCAGAAGAGTCAAATCGTATAGCAACAGTATCAAATCATATAGCAAAAGAAGCCATATTGGCATCAAAGAATACTAATAGTATTGCTATGGAAGCCAATCAATTGGCAAAGGAGGCCAATCAATTAGCAAAGGAGGCCAACAGTATCCAGGAAAAGATCAACAGTGCTGAATACGAAATTATAAACAGCACCAAAGAATCAGTCTTGAGATTAAAAAGTGTTCTTCAGTCAATTCAGGAAAAAATCGAATATTATAAGGAATCCAAGGGATGCTTGAGCCTTTCTGAAGTAATGGAGCATAAAAAAGAGGACAGATGGGGTTATGGGATTTCTAGAGAAAGAGAGTACTTTGAGAAATTCAGAATGACTAATGATTATACTATGATCATGTGCATGATTGAAGATGAAAAACGTAGAATAACGTTTAGAAAAAACATATTAACTTTAGCATGTGATAATATATCAATGGAAAGTTTGCCTATACTCATCGGTGAACTCGATAGCATTATAAATACTGAGCTACCAGTGAGTTTTGGCGGCCTGCCGAAAAAAAATTTCATAGTTGATTTTGGCAGCACTAACACAATGAAGACATGGATTCAAGAAGAAGAGTTTAATTATGCTAGTTGCTTTGAAAAGACATTCACTAGAGGATATAATGGTCAAATTATTACCCCAAGTGCATCAATACTGGACTCTATAGTATTAGAACCGGACACTATAGAATCATTTATAGACTACCTAAATGGTTGTGAGAATTCATTCAACTTATTTAAAATGGAGCAACAAGTAAAAGACCCCGACGTATTATTGTTTTATGGAGCAAGTAATAACGACATTGAACTTGTAAGACGTGCTATAGAAAGGGGTGCAGACGCAAGTGTTTCCATCTATGATATTCTATTACGATACAAAGACAAATTGGAGATGTTCAATGAACAGCGCACGAAGTCCCAAAAGGAACAGCGCATGAAGTCCCCAAGCAATGCCACCCCAAATTAAAAACCTCATCGTATTCATTGTTTCTAAAAACGCTAAAACTTCAGATTATGGATAAAGCAACCATCATACTAACCATTATCTCGCTTTTTCTGGCTCTTGTTTCCCTTGCTGCCATAGTATTGTCAATTATCGCATACAGGGAATCCACAAAAGCTGCATTGAAGGTGAGTAGTAAGGAGCATGAGATGTCGGAGAATTTAAAGTATATGGTGCTGGAATTGATTGCTGTTCTTAGATCTATAGATGCAAAAGCCGCCCTAGGATTGTCTTCGGATGGTAAAACCGACTATACTTATGAAATTAGAGAATTGCAACGCCTTCAATCCCGACCTGAATTCCTTTTATTTTTGAATTCTATAGAAAATGTAGAAGAAAGATGTTCAATTGAGTCGTTATTAAGTGTTTTAGTATTGCGGTCCAAGTCCGATAATAATATTAGAGACGAAGTGCATTCTATACTGGAAAGAATGAAAAACCACTTAAATGTTGATGGGGTTATAAAAAAAGTCAATAATGATTATGCTAATGAGTGTAACCGATTATCACTAATATTATGCGGAATGTCAGGAATATATACGGACTATTCTGACAATCATTATAAAAGGAATATAAAAAATGAAAACGTACTGATAATATCTAAATGGTATGATGGATATAAGGATTTTGTTAGATACTTAGTTGAAATAAAAAAGATTAATGACAAAATTCTAAAACCCACCAGCCTTCCTCCTTTTCAGAATTTAGGCGAGTCAACTATGGATCATAATAGTAACGACAATGATAATTATCAGGGGGAGAAAATGATATTTGAAAAATATCAAGATGAATATGAAGATTTTTTGAATTATCAAAATAATCCTGAAATATCTGAAAAGTAGTATAAAAACAATAATTATATAAAAAACGAACATGAACCCCACCCAATACAACCAACTGTTCTCCTTTATCTGGAACATCGCCACGGATGTTCTGGTCTATGCTTTCGAGAAGGGCGAATATAAGAAGATAATCATGCCGATGATGGTGTTGCGCCGCATCGACGTGCTTTTGGAACCCACGAAAGAGAAGCTTCTTGCCCAAAAGAAACTGCTGGATGAAAGGAAGATTGACAACCAAGACCCCATACTTTTCAACATCACGGGTTATCCGTTCTACAACACCTCGCTCTTCACTATGAAGACGCTGAAAAGTGAGACAGACCCGCTGCGCCTGAAACTGAACTTCACTGACTATCTCAACGGCTTCAGCAAGGACGTGCAGGACATCATCGACAAATTCCACCTGCGCCAGATGGTGGACAACCTCACTGAGGCAGAACGTTTGGGCAGCATCATAGAGAAATTCACTGACGATAAAATCAATCTTAGCAACAAACCCGTGCATGATGATGAAGGGCGTGTGAAACTACCTGCTCTCGACAATCACACCATGGGAACCATCTTTGAAGAACTGTTGCGTAAATTCAACGAAGAAAACAATGTCACTGAGGCTGGTGAGCACTTCACGCCAAGGGACTATGTGAAGCTGCTGGCCGACCTCGCCGTACTGCCTGTCGCCGACAAGATTACCGATACTACTTATTCCATCTATGACGGGGCTTGCGGAACGGGAGGCATTCTCACCATTGCTCAGGATAGAATCAAGGAAATCGCTGCCAACAGAGGAAAGAAAGTGAATGTGGACATCTACGGACAAGAGTTGCAGCCCGAAACCTACGCCACTTGCAAGGCTGACCTGATGATTTCGGGCAACATCGACAGGTTTCAATATATGCACAACGGGGAGCCTCGCGAATACATCGCCTTCGACAGCACCATATCAAGAGACGGACACACAGGCGAGACCTACGACTTCTGCATCAGCAATCCACCCTTCGGTACGCCATGGAAAGAGGACTTGAAGAAGCGTGGACTGAGTGAAAGTGAAAAAAAGAAGTTCTCCGATTCGCGCTTTCAAATCGATGGGGATGAGGTAAAGGAAATCTCATTCCTCCCTGACATCGGCGATACACAGATGATGTTCCTCGCCAACAATCTTTCGCGGATGAAAATGACTACGGGAATTGGAACCCGTATCGTGGAAGTGCACAACGGTTCCTCGCTTTTCACTGGCGATGCTGCCAGCGGTGCCAGTAACCTGCGCCAGTACATCATTGAGAATGATTTGTTGGAAGCCATTGTTGCTATGCCTGAGAAGGATTTCTATAATACGGGTATCGGCACCTTTATCTGGGTGATTACCAACCGCAAGGAAGAACGTCGCAAAGGCTACGTCCAGCTTATTGACGCTACTGAAATCAAGTCACCATTGCGTAAGAACCTAGGTGAGAAGAATTGTGAGACAACGGAAAGTGACAGAGCTCAAATTCTTAAGCTTTTGATGGATTTCAAGGAATCACCACAGAGTAAGATTTTCCCCAACAACGAGTTCGGCTATTGGAGCGTAAAGGTGTGCCGTCCTCTGCGGCTCAAAGCACAAATCACCGATGAAGGGATAGAAAAGTGCATCAACGACAAAAAGTATAAAGACCTTCAGGATTGGTTGTCGAAGCTGTTTGAGGAAACCGGCGACAAGGAATATCTTGATTTTAACGATTTTATCAAAAAGGCCCAAGTCGTCACCAAGAAACACGGCTACAAGTGGAAGAAAACCCATGCCGATGCCTTGCAGAAATATTTCACCGAGGTTTGCCCCGATGCCGAAATAGTGTATGACGACAACGGCAGCCCCGTTCCCGACAAGGCGTTGGAAGATTCTGAAATCATTCCCTTGCGCTATAAGGGAGGCATTGAGGGCTTCTTCAACAATGAGATTCAGCCTTATACGCCTGATGCATGGATTGATGAGGATAGTATTCAAGTTGGGTATGAACTCTCCTTCACCAAGTATTTCTATAAGCCGAAGGAATTGCGCAGCCTTGATGAAATCAGTCGGGATATTCGCGTCATCGAAGAACGCACAGATGGATTGTTAGATGAAATCTTAGAGAGATAGTATGGAGAGGTATAGCGATTATAAGGATAGTGGAATTCCTTGGATAGTGGAAGTTCCAAAACATTGGGAGGAGAAAAGGGCCAAATATCTTTTCAATAAGGAGAACCGTATTCCAGAAGAAACAGACGAGGTAATTACTTGTTTTCGAGATGGAACCGTTACACTTCGTAAAAATCGAAGAATCACAGGCTTTACGGAATCCTTCAAAGAAATCGGTTATCAAGGAATCAAAAAAGGCGATTTGGTAATACATCAGATGGATGCATTTGCTGGATCAACGGGTGTTTCAGATTGCAATGGTAAAGCTACGCCCGTGTATAGTGTTTGCACGCCCAAAGACAACACACTGCTCACCCAATACTATGCAAAAGTAATCCGACTAATGGGCTTGAATGGTTTTATCCAATCTCTTTATCGTGGTATTAGGGAAAGGTCATCGGATTTCCGTTTTGAAACTTTTGCAAGACAGTTATTGCCCGTCCCTCCGCTCCAAGAACAAGAGAAAATCGTAAGTTATCTTGATGGCAAGACTTCTAAGATAGATGCGTATGTGGCAGACAAGGAGCGTGAGATAGAGTTGCTTCAAGAGCTGAAACAGACAGCCATTGCGGATGCCGTCACCAAGGGCTTGAATCCTAATGGGAAGATGAAAGACAGCGGAATCTCTTGGATTGGAATGATTCCGGAACATTATGAAATAAAGCAGTTACGTTCATTCTTATCGTTGTTTTCTGAAAAAGGACATGGTGATGCACAACTTCTTTCTGTCACTCGTGAACAAGGAGTAATACTGCGAGACAAAGACAACAAAGAAGAAAACCACAACTTCGTCCCCGAAGATTTAAGTGGATACAAGTACATTGAGAAAGGTGACTTTGTAATCAATAAAATGAAAGCTTGGCAAGGCTCTTATGCCGTGTCCAATTATAATGGGATTGTCAGCCCTGCTTACTATACATGTAAACTAAAAGGAGTAAACAATGATTTCTTTAGCATGGCGATAAGGAGTAAAGCATACGTTGGATTCTTCACATCGTATTCTAAGGGTATTAGAGTCGGACAATGGGATTTAGATCCCAATGCTTTAAAGTCGATACCATTCTTTTTGCCTCCAATTGAAGAACAACTATCAATAGTATCTCACATCGAAAGAAAATGCGCCAAAATCAGTTCTCTCATCACAGAACTTGAATCAGAAATAAACTACCTGAAAGAATACAAGCAGCGACTTATTGCTGATTGTGTTACTGGACAGGTGAATGTACAAAATGTTTGAGAACATTAATAAACAAACTATGAGTAGTAAGAAGAATAAAAAACAAAGATCCAAAAAGCCCCAAAAACGCAAGAAAGCGCCAAAAGTTGATGGAGCCATTAATAAATCTACGGGAACAGAGGTGTCTCCTTTGGATCCAGATGCATCGTCTCTGGACAGCATAGATGGTTTGGATTCGGAGCCAATTGATCCTGACCTCCAAACCACTAAGGGTTATGGGAAAAGGCGACCGATTGACAATATTCTGACCTTGCTTTCATCAATTGTATCCCTCTTTATTGCATTTCATCCATATCTGGCAAATGGTAAATTCTGTGCAATTGTCAATGGTAATGAAGTAAAATCTCCTGTTATTCGAAATTGTCTTGTATATTTTGATTCAGATTCCGTAGACCTTACAAGTATTGACATTTTTCCGCAAATAAAGAACGATTCAAAGATTCCCTTAAAAGATGTAAACTTGAAATATACAATTCAATCTAAGTCGGCAGATATTGATTTTACAAGTGACTATAAAATATATAGGTATAAAAAAAGCAAAGAAGCAATAAATGTCGATAAAACCATTTATTCTAATTTCGATGCACCGAAACTATTCGAACAGTTTGTGATTAAAGATGAAGGACGAGCTACCATTGATTTAGAAGCAACGTACGCAGGAGCCAAAAAACCATTTTTGTATCATTCTGAAATCTATGCTAGAAAGCGTTTCGGAGATGCCATGATAATGTCCTCGGATATTGTTGATTTTGACGCATCAAAGTTCTCAAGAAACAAAGGATTTGATCACAAATGTGTATTATGTATTTTATTAGATGATGAAGTGAAAATTATTGAAGATTATAAATACAATCAACTGTTAATGGCACTCGAAGAGTCTGATACTACATTGAAAGATGATGGTGAAACAGAATTTTGTCATAGTAGCGATAGCATTATTCCTGAAAAGTGTTATAGTGATGTAGAGCGTAATATTCGTAGAAATAGTATAAGTCTCGAAGAACATGATAGATATAATCGTAATATATATAAAGTATTTAAAATATTTAAAAAAAGTGAACCAAAGCGTGGTCGAGATAGAGATGGTATTGATTTTGAAGAATACGATAGAAATAGATATGATGATGAATCAAATTGTATTCCAATTACAAGACCATTTTACAAGAGAATTATTGTAGTAATTATTGTCTGTGTTATTTGTTTATTAGGATTGTTTATTATCATTAGACGAGTACAGCTGCATGGAAAGAATGTGCCGTCGTATGAAGGAAACAAGTCGAATAGACAAGTTAAATTGAATACTAAAGAAGGTGATTCGACTAAAGAAACTAATTCGATTGGAGTTAATAAGAATAAAGCCAAAAAGACCTGGTCTCTATCTGTCATTCAAATCTTGCTTGCTTTATTATTATACGTTTCTCTTTATTTCATTCTGGGAATCTTTTTTGAGACATCCAGATGGTTCTGGCAAGGTTTTGGTATATTGAGTATTGCACTTGTATCATGGCCAGTGTCACGTTGGATTGTGAATGCGTTATCGAAAAATCGTTCTGATCGATTCCCAAAAGAACTAATTTCCATTTTGTTATGGATTCTTCTCATTAGTTTTATAGCATTGTTGTTTGTCTTCTTCATTTAATAGGACTATCATGCCAACCGATACTTCAGAAAAAGGACTTGAAAGCATTCTCGTCAACTATTTGCGGGATGTGCATCACTATGAGCAAGGCGTTTCTAACGACTATAACAAAGACTATGCTCTCGATACTGGCAGGTTGAAGCGTTTCCTTTTGGCGACCCAGAAGCAGAAAGTGGAAAACACGGGCTGTTTTGCCTCACCTGTGTTGGAACGCAAATTCTTCACCGAACTTTGCAAGCAGATTACAACGCACGGCATTACCTATATGCTCCGCAAAGGGTTTCGCTATATCTCGGAATTGTTTGACCTGTATTATCCGCTCCCTTCGGAGCTGAACCCCACAGCCAAAGAGCTCTACGGGAAGAACATCTTCTGCGTGACAAGGCAACTGTTCTATAGCAAAGAGAATACCGACAGTCTTGACGTGATGGTCTCACTTAATGGTCTACCCGTAATCACCTTTGAGCTGAAAAACCATTACACAAACCAGACTGTGGAAAATGCCATAAAGCAGTATAAGAATGATCGCGACCCGAAAGACCTACTGTTTGCGCCAAAACGCTGTGCAGTGCATTTCGCTGTGGATGACGACGACATCATGATGTGTACTTGGCTCTCAGGCAAGACCTCGTGGTTCCTTCCTTTCAACAAAGGAACCAACGGTGGCGCGGGTAATCCCATCAACCCCAATGGGGTGAGGACGGCCTATCTCTGGGAAGAAATCTTGAAAAAAGAGTCGCTTTCGGATATTCTGGAGAACTATGCTCAGGTAGTCGTGAAGAAAAAGAGGAAGAAAGACCCTCGGACTAAAACGGTAAAGGAAACAACCAAAACAATGGTAGTGTGGCCTCGCTACCACCAGTTAGACGTGGTGCGGCAGCTGCTGAAAGAGACCAAAGAGAAAGGTGTGGGGCAGCGTTTTCTTATTCAGCACTCGGCAGGTTCGGGCAAATCCAATTCCATCACTTGGCTGGCTTACCAGCTGGTTGGGCTGTTGGACGGGACTAAGCCCTTGCTTGACAGTGTCATTGTTGTGACTGACCGCGTAAACCTTGATAATCAAATCAGGGACAATATAGTTGCCTTCAAACGATTGCAGAATATTGTGGAATGGGCTGACAGTGCCGAACATTTGAAAAACCATCTGGACAGCGGAAAGAAAATCATCATCACCATCGTCCACAAGTTTCCCTACATCCTTGAAGCCATCGGTAATGAACTAAAGAACAAACGCTTTGGCATCATCATTGACGAAGCCCACAGCAGTCAGAATGGTTCGCTGTCAGCCAAGATGAATATAGCTTTGAGTGGCAGTTATTGCGAGGATAGTTCAGACCTCGAAGACAAGCTAAATGCTATCATTGAGGGACGCAAGATGGTGAAAAACGCCAACTACTATGCCTTCACCGCCACGCCGAAAAACAAGACCTTGCAGATGTTCGGTATTCCCTATGAGAAACCTGACGGCGAGACTGGCTATCGCCCCTTCCATGAATACACAATGAAACAGGCCATTGAGGAAGGGTTTATCATGAATGTCCTGGAACATTACACTCCTTACGACAGTTACTATAAAATCGTCAAAGCCATTGAGGACGACCCAGAGTTTGAGAAGAAACAAGCCCAGAAGAAGCTCCGCTCTTTCGTGGAAAGCCAGCCTGAAACCATACAACAAAAAGCCGCCATTATCGTGGAACACTTCCATAACAATGTCATCAACAAAGGCAAAGTGGGCGGCGAAGCAAGGGCGATGGTAGTGACAAGCAGTATCATCAGGGCTATTGAGTTCTACTACGAGATAGAGCGACTGCTGAAGTTGCGCAAAAGTCCCTATCGGGCGATTGTTGCTTTCTCCGGCTCAAAGCAATATGGCGGCAAGGAGGTGACAGAAGCCTCAATCAACGGATTCCCTTCGGGTGACATCGAGGACAATATGGAGATAGACCCCTACCGCATCCTTGTTGTGGCAGACAAGTTTCAGACAGGCTACGACCAGCCGCTGCTGCACACGATGTATGTAGACAAGATACTGACGGATGTGAAAGCGGTGCAGACCCTTTCGCGCCTCAATCGCTGTCATCCCAAGAAACGCGACACCTTTGTACTCGACTTTGCCAACGACCCGGATGACATTAAGGCAGCTTTCCAACGATTCTATAAGACGACGACGCTTTCAAAAGAGACAGACCCGAACAAACTGAATGACCTTATCACTACTATTGAGGAAGCCAATATCTATACAGAGGAAGAGGTGAACGAACTGAACATGAGGTATTGGAACAACGAGCCTCGCCAGAGCTTAGACCCCATCATCAATGTGGCGGTAGACCGCTTCAAGCAGTTAGACGACAACACGAAGATCAAGTGCAAGAGCAGCATCAAGTCGTTCAACCGAACATATCCCTTTATTGCTGCCGTGATGCCCTATAAGAGTGTGGAATGGGAGAAACTCTATACCTATTACTCGCTTCTCGTCCATAAACTGCCTGTTCTGAAGGGAGAAGACTTCACCGAAGGATTGCTGGAAGCCATTGATTTTGACCAATACCGTATCATCAAAGGAGAAGAAGTGAAGATTGAGTTGGAGAACAAAGACTGTGAGATAGACCCCATCCCAGTAGGTCAGCCCAAAGGGAAAGCCGAACCACAGATGATGAAGCTGAGCGACATCCTTGATGAGTTTAACGGCATCAACTGGATGAACAAGGAGAAAGCCAAGGAACAGATTGAGGAGTTGCCGTCACGAGTTCAATCCGATGAATCGTTTGTGAATGCGGCAAGGAACAGCGACAGGGAAACAGCCTTGAAGCAGTTCAACAACTCCATGCTGAATATTATCGTACAAATGATGAATGAAAACTCGGAGTTCTGTCGCAATTACTTGGATAATCCCAACTTTATGAATTTCATCAACCAAAGGGTGTTTGACTCGGTGTATCTCAACGTCAACAACCACTTCAACGCCCCCATCGGCACTGTTAATACCTAAATAGAAGAATCTCGCTATATCACCACGTTTCAACCTCCCGTACCATTTCAGGACTTTGCCTCAACTCCCTTGCAATCTCCATCGGGTCTTTGTCGCTTCCCCAGTCTTTGTGGAAACGGGCTAAAGCCCTGTCGAGCCGTTCGTCCGAGTCGTTTTTCGTTCCTGTCATAGTATTCATAGCGAATGGTGTTGTTATCGCCAGCAAAAGTAAACATATTATTTGAAATGCTCGAAAATTGTTGTGGTTTTCGGCGAAAGTCGTAATTTTGCGACCTGAACAATCATATACGAACCAGTAAAAAGACCGTCATAAGAAAAGAAGAATAGAACATACATCATAGCGTGAAAATCGCTGTCTTTTTAGGCACAAAACTCGACACTTGGCAGGCATGTAAGGGCTTGCTTAACCTATCAGAAAGACATGCGACCAATGCTACTCGTGATAATATCACAGCGAGGGCAGCGGCCGCATTCAGTCTGTTAGGAGGAGTCGAGTCCTGTGCCTAAGCTGTTTTGTGGATACGCGCCCTCGCTCTTTTTGAGTCAACAACAAAAAAGAGCATATCATGGAAAAGAAAGCCAAAGACGACAAGACCCCAAGAATCACCAAAACCGTCACTAACAACTTCAACGCCCCCATCATGCACTATTACGAGTATGTGGAAAACAATTATGCCAACGGCAACCCCGACAAAGGCGAAATGCAGGAGACCTTTGAAGGCCTGCCCACTACCGAGCAGATGAAGCAGGCGGTGCTGGCCACCATGAAGCAAGGCTACTGGGGAAGCAGCCGAGGATGGGCTGTGGTGTATCGCGTCTACCAGATGAAAGGCTACTGCAAAAGCTACGCCCAGTTTGCCCGCGAGGTGGAGGATTGGGGCATTGAGACCACGTTTTTGTGCAATTACGATGCCATTCAGAAACCCATCGCCACGGGTATGCTGTCAGGTCTGCCTGAGAAATGGGAGGCGCAAGGCGCGCAAGGTCAGCTGGTTAAGTTGGCCAACGCGCTTATCAATGAGCTGAACGGCTTGATGTAGTTTTCTGAAAGTTCTGAAATTCAGAACCGAAAAACCGAATAATATGCCTTTGGAGTTCTGAAAGTTCTGAAAAACGTTCTAAAAGTTCTGATAATGATTCCAAGCCCCGACAGAATTTGCCGGGGTTTTTTGTTGTGTGTTCCTTTGCACCGTAAAACATTGGTACCAATACACAATCAATCGAATTACAAACAATTTAAACACACAACAACAATGGAATCCTTAGTAAGAATCCTCAATCAATCAGCACTGACCCAGCGTCAGTACCAGGACAAGAAAACGGGTGAACAGAAGGTGATGAACACCGTCACACTGAAACTCACCAACGGCACCGACACCTTCATCGGCGAAATCACCGGCGAACGCGCCGTGAACTGCCCACACTATGACCCGCAGTACTTCTACCGCGTGCAATGCACCATGACGGTGCGCGAGTGGAACTCGGCACAGACCGGCGAAGCACAACAGGCAACCACTATCTACATCGACAAAATCAGCGCAGTCTAATGGGATATGCTTCGCATAGAAATGCTTTGCATTCGACGGAGTCAAATCTGTCAAAAATCGAATGAAAATCAATCAAAAATCATAGCAGAGAAATACGATTTTGAAAGATTTTAAAAAGAGATTTTTTCAAGATTTCTTGCCGAAGGCAATCCAAAACACAAAAGAAATGAAGGAACTGAATTTCACTGAGAACAAGGTTCAAGTCCTCACGCTGGACGACCTTGAAAAGACCTACCGCGAGAACCTCACCGACGGCACGCCCGTGGGCGGCATCTACCACTTCGAGCTGATCCATCAGGTGCTAGACCTCTTCGAGCAGCAAGGGCTGAAGCCCGAGGTGCAGGAAATCTTCGCCGCCAATAACCGCGACTCGCGCCGTCCCGGAGCCACCGTGCTGAAGGAGCTGGCCGAGAAGTTCGGCGAACACGCCGTGGAAGCCCACCTGCTCAGGCGCGTCTACGCGAACATCATCATCCATGAAGGCGAGACTGACCACATCGTCACCTGCCTCGCCGTGGCCTACCACCAGAAAGGCATCCAATTAGGCATCGGCCCGATGGTGAGGGTCTGCCACAACCAGACCATCCTCGGTGCAGAGGACGTTATCGCCAACTACGCCTGCTACGGTCAGCATAGCGGCGACACCCGCGTCGGCATCAAGGAAATCATGCAGCAAGCCCTGTATTGGGCCGAGCACTACGGCAGCCAGCAGGAACACCGCCTGCAGGCCATGCAGCAGCTGGCTTCGGTGCCCTTCACCTACAACGACATGCTTCAACTCATCGGCAGACTGGTGGAGCTGCGCATCGTGCATGACACCGGCATCGCCACCCTCCGCAACGGCACGCCCTATCCCCTGAGCAGTTGCCAAATCAACGAGACGGCAGAGCAGCTCCTGCTGATGATGGACGAGAGCGAGGACCGCTCGTACTGGGACGCTTACCAGCAGCTGAACACCGTGCTCAAGCCCGACAGGATGGACATCCCCGCCGTCCTGCCTCAGTCCCTCTCCCTATTCGAAACCCTTAAACAACTATCCTTATGACTCAAGAAGAAAACAACAACGAGGCGTTGGCCTCGAAGAGAAGGAAGGTCTTGAAGACCTATAGAGCAAACGCAAAGCTGTATGACGACTACAGCATAGAAGTCACACCCCAAGCCACGGGCGAGCCCTCGCAGGTGGAAGTGAAGAAGGTGGGGAAAAGCAAACGCTACCTCACCAACGGCAAGCAGCCCTTGGCCTGCATGGAGCTGAAAGTCCCCGCCGACGTGCCCGACAAGGCCGCCGCCTTCTTCCAAGAGCTGGACAAGCTGACCAAGGACATCCAAGTCAGCATCCCGGAATTGCCCAAGGGCGAGTTACTGATGGACAAGGATGACCTGAAGATACGCCGCTCCTACGAGGACGGCGGGATTACCGTCTGGTTCACCCTCAGGGCCAAAGGCCTATTCGATTTGCGCAGAGACTTGTATAACCTCACCAGCCTGATAGACAAATGTTTTGTTATCAACCAAGCTTAAGCAGCCCTACGGAGGCTGTCACCAAGGAGCAGTTCTGGGCGCTCGTCAGGGCGCCCAAAACCGCCAATGCCGTGCAAGGAGCGCGTGAGGCCTACGCCATGGGCGACAAGGCTGCCTACGAAAGGAAAAAGAAAGGCCTGCCGCTCATCGTCTTCCCCGGTACCTTCGAGGAATGGGACAAGGAGATGGAGGAGAAGCACGGGAACAGGAAGGTGAAGACGGGCAAGTCGGTCAGAGGACGCTGGCGTGCCCAAGCCCATGCCTGCCTCAACGGCCTCGCCGTGGCCGACTTCGACCACCTTGACGGTGATGTGCGTAAGCTTTGGGATTCGGTCTGCGGCAGACTCGCGCAGCAGGACTATAATCGCATCTTCCTGGTCTATGTCACGCCATCGGGTCATGGCTTAAAAGTTGTCTTCGCCGCCAATCCCGAGACGGGAAACCTCATCGACAACCAGATGGACTTGGCTTCAAAGCTGGGGCTGGAGCTGGACGAGTCGTGCAAGGATGCCAGCAGAGGGGCGTTTATGACTACCGACAAGGATATCCTGCTGATGGATGAGGCGCATCTGTTCACCTATCACAACCAGGAATTTGCGGAGAAGTATGAACCGCTTTACCGGGAGGGAAAGAGCCAGCCGACGAAGCCCAGCGACGCTTCGCGTCATTGCGAACGCAGTGAAGCAAACCAGGGGGCAAGTGTTGGAGAAGGTGATGCTTCTCATGAAGGTGGCAGTCTGGATGGCTTCGTTCCTCGCCATGACGGACTGGTACCTATGTACCACGGCGTCCCCTACTCCCGTATTGTGGAGGCTTGGCTGAACGGGAAGACGGTGGAGCCGGGCGACAGGCATCGCACCTCGCTGAACCTTGCGGATCATCTGCGCTACATCACGGACAACGATGCGGGACTGATTGAGACCATCCTGCGGCAGACCCCCTTCGTGGATGAAATCGTCCGCGAACGCGACGAGGACGTGGCGGCAACGGTGGCCAGCGCACAGAAGTACCAGATGTATAAGAACATTCCGATGCTCATGCGCGAGGCCTTGGAGCGCATGGGGATAGTGGTGGACGGGTATCCCTACGGCACGAGGGATGAGGTTGGAGGTAGAAAAGGAAGCGTCGCTTCGCGTCATTGCGAACGCAGTGAAGCAAACCAGGGGACAAGTGTTGGAGAAGGTGATGCTTCTCATGAAGGTGGCAGTCTGGATGGCTTCGTTCCTCGCCATGACGACACAAAAGCCTCCCAATCCGCAAGAGGACACATGGATATCTACTCCGCCTTACCCCTCCAGCAATGGGCTGCGGACTTGACCGAGCTGGCAAAGCACTACCCCTGCATGAATGCCCTGTTCTCCAACGTCCATCCCTTCAAGATCCCCGCCGTGCTGTTCAGCAGCGCCGCCATGTTCGGCACGCTGATGACGCGCACCTGGTACCACTTCTGGTATGAGCCGGAGACGGTCAGAAGGCTGAACTACTCCATCTTTATCATCGGTGACCCGGGAGCCGGAAAGAACGTCATAGAGAAGTTCTACTCCAAAATCTGCGACCCGATGATCCAGTCGGACCAGGTGGGGATTGATGCGGTGAACCGCTACAAGGACGGCAGGACAGAGCGCAGCACCAGCACGAAAGCCCAGAAGGCAGAAGCCCTGAAGAAGCCCGTGGTGGGCATCCGCGTGCATCCTGCAAGAACCGCCACCGGCGAATTCATCCGACACATGATGGCTGCCAAGGAGCAGGTGCAGGGGCATGAGCTCAACCTCCACATGTTCTCGTTCGACGCGGAGCTGGACAACGTCACCCGACAGAACAAGGGCGGCGACTACAAAGACCGCGAGATACTTGAAATCAAGGCCTTCCATAACGAGACGGACGGACAGATGTACGCCAACTCGGAGAGCGTCACGGCTATCTTCAAGGTGTACTGGAACTTTGTCTACACGGGCACCCCGTATGCCCTCCACCGCAAGGTGAGCCAGAAGAACTTCGGCACGGGGCTCTCCACCCGCCTCGCCGTCATCCCGCTGCCTGACAAGGGAAAGGCTGAAAGGCATCAGGAGGTGAAGACCGAAAGCGACGAGGAGCTGAGAACCTGGGCGTATCGTCTGGACAGGATGGAGGGTGAACTGCCCATCGAGCCCTTGAATGACGAGACCTATGAATGGCAGTCGGACCGCTTGGAGATTGCCGAATTCAACGACGACAAGGCCGACCGTACCCTGCTGAAGCGCATCCCCTACTACGGCATCGGCATCAGCCTGCCCTTCATCGTGATGCGCCATTGGGACGAGTGGCAGGAAAGCAAGACCCTCGGCATCGACGACATGGACAGGAGGCTCTGCCGGTTGGCGATGGAGATACAGTACCGCTGCCAGCAGTTCTTCTTCGGCGAGATGGCGCACAACTACTTCGAGGACCAGGGCAAAGAGTTCGTGCAACGCAAGCGTACCAACCGTTATGAAGAGTGCTTCCGCAAGCTGCCGGACGAGTTCAAGACGGAGAAGTTTATGGAGTGTTTCGGAGTCTCTAGTTCAACTGCTGCCAGAAGTATTGCAAGGTTGAAGGCTGACGGGTTAATTGAAAACGTGAAGTTTGGGCTTTACAAGAAATTGTCAAAAGAGTTGTTGTAGTCCAAAACTTTCCCACTTTCCCAATTATGACATTAGACATTTACCTTTTCATTTTTTTCGGTTTTTTGAGCGCCCCCGCCAGGAGTTTCCCTGACGGGGGCTATTTCCTCGATGTTTTTCAAAAATTTGGACATTAAATTCAAAAACAGTACCTTTGCAGCCGATAAATGAATGAAATGAGAAAGGCTATATACCTCATAATAATAATAGTATCGGTTCTGAACGGCTGCACGAGGAGTGGTGGTGACAAGGTCGTGGCAAGGGAAGAAGACTCGAACTATATCCAGCAGCTCCGTCTGGAATATGCGGCCAAACTCCTCGTCGAACAACCTGAGATGAGCATCGTGCAAATTGCTGCGGAATGTGGTTTCGGCAGTCACAAATACTTTACCGAACGTTTCCGCCTGCACTTCAGCATGACGCCTTCTGAGTTCCGCAAGGCCAGTCAGCAGTCTGAAAATCCTGCCGATGACGCTACCGATGAGGCTTGAAAAGTTTTCAATCTTGTCCGTAAGCCTACCAATCTTGTCCGAATAGTCTACCAATTTTGTCTTTTTTGTCCATTACATATAATGGATAGAGATATTGTATTATTTTTGCGGAATCAATGGTTGCATATTAACTAAATAGTAATCGTATGACAGAAGACAACAAAAAACGTGACGGCTTCGGATCGAAGCTCGGTATCATTGCAGCAGCAGCAGGCTCTGCTGTCGGATTGGGTAACATTTGTCGTTTCCCCTGTGAACTGGGTGAGAACGGAGGCGCGGCTTTCCTGTTGGTATATTTAGCCGTGGTCGTTATTCTGGGCATCCCGTTGATGCTTTCCGAATTGGTCATCGGGCGTCGCTCGCAGAGCAATGCGGTGGGCGCTTTCAAGAAGTTGGCACCCCATTCCAAGTGGCCTGTCATAGGCTATTTGGGTATCTTGTGCTCATTGCTTATCTTCGCTTCCTATTCCGTCGTGGCGGGCTGGACGCTCGAATACATTTTCAAGGCGGCCACCAATTCATTCAAAGGCGAAAACTTGGCTCTCATCGAGCAAGACTTCAAAAACTTCCACAATACGGGCTGGCTCAATGTGCTGTTGCAGGCCATCTTCATCTTTTTGACAGGCTTTGTGGTCTTCAAGGGTGTGCAGAACGGCATTGAGAAGTATTCCAAGATACTGATGCCCTTGCTATTAGTGATTTTGGTTGTTCTTGCCATCCGCTCCATCACTCTGCCCGGTGCCGAAAAAGGGTTGTCATTCCTTTTCCGTCCTGACTTCTCGAAGATTACAGGCCATACGTTCATAGATGCTTTAGGACAAGGCCTTTTCTCGCTGAGTATCGGCATAGGTGCGCTGATTACCTACGGTTCGTATGTGAATAAAAATGACAACCTGACCAGCACAGCCTTCTCGGTGATAATTTCCGACACACTCGTCGCCCTCCTTGCCGGTTTGGTCATCTTTCCCGCTGCGTTCACGTTTGGCGTCAAGCCAGAGGCAGGCATGGATTTGGTGTTCAGCACGCTGCCTATGTTGTTCAACCAAATGGCAGGTGGTTATTGGTTCTGCCTCATTTTCTTCATACTGCTCGCCATTGCCGGGCTAACATCCACCATTGCGATGCTTGAAGTGATTGTGGCCTATCTCTCCGAGGAACTACACTGGAGCCGCAAAAAGGCAACGGTGATTGCCAGTGCTGCAACGATGTTTATCGGTGCCTTCGCATCGTTGAGCCTTATGGAACACACGCCATTCAAAATCGACGGGTTCGCATTCAACGATTTACTCGATTTCCTCACCTCCAACATTTTGCTGCCCGTGGGAGGCCTGTTGATTGTCATCTTTATAGGCTGGCGTTTGGGCAAGGCCGAGTTCTTTGACGAGGTGACCAACGAAGGAAAGCAGAAGTCGCCGCTAAAGCACATCATCTTCTTTATCATCCGTTATTTAGCTCCCTTGGCTGTGGCTGTCATCTTGATTGCCGGGTTGATTAATAAATAGCCTGGATTAGAATTATTTATGCACTTGAATTGAATATTAAGATTTAAACAAAGTATTAATTTTAAAATTAAAACACTATGAAACTGAAAAGACTGATTATGGTTGCCTTGCTATTGGCAACGACGGGCATGTTCTTCGTGACGGCCTGCAAGAAAGACCCTATTGCGTTCAAGTATGATTTCCTGCTTTTCAGCGCGAATGAGCCACATGCGCTTGTGCTCGACAAATTCACCTCACCCATTGCTTCTGTCAGTTGCGCGGCTGAATGGCTCACCGTCACTGCCAGCGAAGAGATGGTAAACGGCTACCCCGTATTAGTAATGACCAGCAGTATCAATCCAACCCAACTTGTGGAAGCTACTGTTAAGGTCAAGTCGGAAAGCGGCGAATTGGCCGAGGTGAGGGTGCGCCAAGGCATTTTTGCCTTGGGCGATGCCTTCCTTAACGAAAACATGCAGTTCATCACCGATTGGGAGAACTGCGACACCGTGAGAATCAACGGCCTTGATGATCCCGTGGCAACTCCATGGAATCACAACAGCGAAAACAACATCCCGAAAGATATACTCGGTCAATACACGAAAGCGGATGGTTGGGAGATGGCCTTCTGCTCACTCCACAACACCACCACGCCCCACATTTGCTTTTTCGCACTCTATAACAAATGGAGTGGCATCCTCCGCGTGTTCCACTACATCATTGACCCCAGTGGCTACGGCAACGAGATAGGTTATAGCATTTGGATGGGCGAAAATGCGAAAAACAATGCCCCCTTTTACAACAGCCTCGAGTATGGCATACCTGCCAACCACGAGATGGGCACTTCGCTGAAACCGTATGCCAATTTTATAGGAGGCGGAGGACGCGAAATAGTCCAGCAGCAGTCGTTCCAGT